ACAACACTGGGTTTATGTTGTTGAGTCGTACACGGCTCAAAGCTTTATCTATTGTTGGATCTGCCACTGCAGGTACGCTTGATGTTTTTGATACAACGACTGCGCCGGTAACAACGGCAACTTACGCTCGTTCTGGTACAACCGTTACGGTAACTAGCACTGCTCACGGGCTATCAACTGGTGATGTGCGTGGCTTTGCTTTTGCAACCGCTTCTGGTTCGTCTGCAACAAACGGCAATTACACAATTACCAGCACAGGCGCTAACACCTTTACCTTGACTGACATTAACTCAGGCACGATTGCGGCAAGTACAGCTATGTCGTACTCAACGCTTTGGTTGTGTTCGTACGATACAGGCGCAGGTGATTTGTTTGGTAACTTTGCTTTAATTCCGGGTGAAGGGATCCTTGTAAAAAATGGCATTTACATGATTATGACCAACATTACGTCTGCGAATATTTATTATGGCTAAGAAAACCCCCTCTTTGGCTGTCGGTCGCGGTGAAAAGCTGCCGGTCAAACAGGGGGCAGGGTTGACTGCCAAAGGTCGTGCCAAGTACAACGCAGCAACTGGGTCAAACCTTAAGGCTCCACAGCCTGAAGGTGGTCCACGCAAGAAGTCGTTTTGTGCAAGGATGAGCGGTATGCCCGGACCGATGAAAGATGAGAAAGGCAGACCAACACGCAAGGCGGCAAGTCTTAAACGGTGGAAATGTTAATGCCCTCTACATCAAAAAAACAACACAATTTTATGGCAGCAGTTGCAAACAATCCAAAGTTTGCAAAGAAAGCTGATGTGCCGCAGTCAGTAGGCGAAGATTTTGTAGCAGCAGATAAAGTAAAAGCTTCTCGTGCTAGACCTGATTTACAAGGTATTAACAAACCAAAAACTGATCATGACTCCATGAGCCTATTTAACAAGGGTGGTGCTATGAAAGACATGAAACAAGACAAAGCTATGGTCAAGAAAGCCGTAGGTATGCATGATAAACAAATGCATGGTGGCAAAAAGACCGACATGGGCGCTTTGAAAAAAGGCGGTATGCCAATGGTTATGAAAAACGGTAAAAAAATCCCGGCTTTTGCTGCTAAAAAAGGCGGTATGCCTCCCGGAATGATGGGTAAAGCTGGTCGCGCTATGTCTGCTCCTTCTCCTGATATGATGGGTCGTGCTATGGCTAAACGCCCAATGGCTGCTGAAGCTCCAATGATGAAGAAAGGCGGTATGACCAAGATGGCAAAGGGTGGCGGCATTGAGTCTAAGGGTAAAACCAAAGGCGCAATGGTCAGAATGAAGTCCGGTGGACGCTCTTGCTAAGGAATCGTTATGAAAAAACGCACAAAACGATTTGATGATGGTGGAATGTCTTATGATTCTTATCAAGGTCCAACGGACGTTCCTGCTTTATATGAAGGGACGGGATCAAACCGTAGACGGGTTCATCCTTTCATTACTGAAACCGGCAAGCCAGAAGATCATGCTCAAGTTATAGCGCAACATATGCGAAGAAAAGATATGCCAGATGATAATCCGGTTAAGTCTAAAATGTTGGAAGATTCTGTTAAACAGCTAAATCAAAGCGCAGAAAATGTTATAAAAAACGAGCAATTTTATAAAGACAAAGCGTTTAGTGATGCTAAAGAACGCCGCGCACAAGCTACTAAACCACGCACAAGACAAGCTTATGCTAAAGGTGGATCAGTTAAATCCTCTGCATCTAAACGCGCTGATGGCTGCTGTACTAAAGGCAAAACCAAAGGTCGTATGGTATGAGAGCTTCTCGCGGTATGGGTGCTATTAACCCTTCCAAAATGCCTACAGGCAAGCGTAAAGAACGCCGCGATGATACCGACTTCACTGAGTATGCCGAAGGTGGTGAGGTAAATATGGCTGGTGGTGGATTGTATGCAAACATCGCAGCAAAGAAAAAACGTATTGCAGCAGGTTCAGGTGAGAGCATGAAGTCAGCAGGTGCTAAGGGCGCTCCTAAAAAAAGTGACTTTGCAAATGCTGCTAAAACCGCATCGTTTAAAGAAGGCGGTAAGTCTAAAGTAAATGAAGCTGGTAATTACACCAAGCCCGATTTGCGTAAACGTATTTTTAATAGCATCAAAGCAGCGGCGGTTCAAGGTACAGGCGCAGGGCAATGGTCAGCCAGAAAAGCTCAGCTAATGGCTAAACGATACAAAGCAGCCGGTGGCGGATATAAATGAAGTGGACAGAAAAGCGCAAAGAGTCCATTAATTGTAAAAGCCCTAAAGGTTTTTCTGAAAAAGCTCATTGCGCCAGTAAAAAATTAGCGGGTGGTGGTTTAGCCGCCCCGCAACAGTCTTTAAAAAATTGGGGTGACCAGAAATGGACAACCAAGTCAGGCAAGAAATCTTCTGAGACAGGTGAGCGGTATTTGCCTAAGAAAGCTATTGAGTCCCTTAGCCCTGCGGAGTACGCAGCCACAACTAAAGCAAAACGCACGGGTAAGGCAGCAGGCAAACAGTTTGTTGCTCAGCCTAAGAAGATAGCTAAGAAAACATCAGGGTTTAGATAATGGCTACTAGTGGTTTAAACGCATTTAATCTTGATCTCTCAGAGCTTGTTGAAGAGGCGTTCGAGCGGTGTGGTCAAGAATTGCGTACTGGTTATGATTTACGCACAGCGCGGCGCAGTTTAAACATCCTGACAATTGAGTGGGCAAATCGTGGCATAAACCTGTGGACAATTGAGCAGGCATCATTTCCTCTTGTCCAAGGGCAGATTGCATACCCAATACCAACAGACACAATTGATTTATTAGATCAGGTCATTCGTACTGGCTCAGGGTCAACACAAGTTGATATCAACATCACCCGCATATCTGAATCAACATACGCTACGATCCCCACAAAAAACGCGCAGGGTCGTCCTATTCAGGTGTGGATTAACCGTCAGTCGGGTAACACAAATGCTGTTGCATCGACAACTTTAAACGGTGCAATTACAGCAACAGCCACCACAATTGACGTTGTATCGGCTGCGTATTTACCTTCTCAAGGCTATATCAAGATTGACAACGAAATCATTCTTTATCAAAACATTAGTGGCAATCAGTTATTAAATTGTTTCCGTGGGCAGAACAACACGACTGCTGCCACGCATACCACTACAACATCTGTGTATCAAATATTTTTACCTAATGTGAACATCTTCCCCACTGCAAATGCTCCGGGCAACCAGTATACGTTTGTATATTGGCGTATGCGTAGGTTGCAAGACGGTGGCAATGGCGTAAACACGCAAGATATTCCTTTCCGGTTTATTCCGTGCCTTGTTGCAGGACTTGCTTATTATCTGAGCTTAAAACTGCCAAACATGGATATGAATCGTGTTGGTGGGTTAAAGATAGATTATGAACAACAGTTTCAGTTAGCCGCAGACGAAGACAGAGAGAAAGCATCAATACGATTTGTTCCACGCAATATGTTTTATTGAGGTGAGTCATGCCCTCTAAATATGCAAGTGGTAAACATAGTATTGCGGAATGTGATCGCTGTGGTCAACGGTACAAGTTAAAAGAGTTAAAGAAATTAGTTGTAAAAACTCAAATATATAACGTTAAAGTTTGTCCTAGCTGTTGGGACCCCGATCAGCCTCAGTTGCAGTTAGGCATGTATCCGGTAAATGACCCGCAAGCTGTGTATGAACCAAGACCAGATGTTAGCTATCAAGTATCAGGCAATAGTGGTTTACAGGTTGGATTAACAGGCACAACAAGCATTAATGACTATGGTGTTCCTGAAGGCGGAAGTCGAATATTTCAGTGGGGCTGGAACCCAGTTGGTGGCGCAATGGATGACGGTCTAACACCAAACGATTTAGTAGTTGATTGTCAGATTGGTACGGTTACAATAACGGTTACTTAGGAGCTTAAAATGGCTTATAAACGAAACGCAGATGGTATAGCAAAAAAAGGCAAGACTGAAGGCAAAAACCTCGGCAATGAAGGCGCTAAAGTCTTGGGCATGAAAGGTGGCAAAAAGGTTGCTGGTGTTTCGTCTGAGTCAATGAAATCAATGGGTCGCAATCTAGCCCGTGTTGCTAATCAGGGGTAATCATGGCTAAATTTAGCGCAAAAATGATGGGCAAAGAAGTGGGTGATGCTGGTATCTATGCCAAGCCGCACACGATGGATGGCAAGCCTTTGAAGCTGTCAGAGAATATGCAAGACCCAAACTGTCTGTCTGCTGAACAAAGTGGTCCTCGTTCTGGTGCAAAGCGTGTGAGCGCAGGTAACCCAGCCCGTGATGATGTCAAAACTACCGGCATTGAGACTCGCGGCAACGGCGCGGCAACCAAAGGTCGTATGGCTCGTGGACCTATGTGCTAACTATGAACTACGCTCAACTTGTCACTGCGATTGAGGAATACACTGAAACAAGCGAGACAACTTTTGTTTCGCAGATACCCAATTTTGTGCAACTTGCTGAAGAGCGTATTTATAACACCGTTGATTTACCGTCTTTGCGTAAGAACGTGACTGGAACATTAACAATTGCTAATCCGTACTTATCCGCACCGGGCGACTTTCTGTCTGTGTATTCGCTTGCCGTTATTAATGACGATGGAGAGTATGAGTATTTGTTAAACAAAGACGTTAACTTTATTCGTCAAGCTTATACGCAGCCTACAGATACAGGCATTCCAAAGTACTACGCTATTTTTGGACCAAACAGCTCTTCTATTACAGAGCTTAGTTTTATATTAGGACCAACGCCGGATGGCGAATATTTAGTAGAGCTTCATTATTTTTATTACCCAGAGTCAATTGTTACTGCAAGCACATCATGGATTGGTGATAACTTTGAATCGGCGTTGCTTTATGGTGCGCTGCGGGAAGCTGTAATCTTTCAGAAAGGCGAGCAGGATATGGTTGCTTACTACGAGAAGATGTACATGGAGTCATTAGGTTTACTGAAGAATTTGGGTGATGGCAAGTTACGTCGTGATGCTTATCGTTCTGGTCAAATAAGGTTGCCGGTGAAATAATGCCATTTACTGGAAATTTTCTTTGTACAAGCTTTAAAGTTGGACTACTGGGCGCAAGCTTTGACTTTGCTACGCCGACAACGGATGTGTATAAGATTGCTCTGTATGACAACGCAGCAGCTTTTGACGCATCTACTACAGTTTATACAACTGATAATGAAGTGGTTGCCTCTGGGTATACCGCTGGCGGGGAAATTTTAACGCCCACAGTTAGCTATGATGGCACAACTTCATTTTTGTCGTTTGCCAATGTGTCATGGACATCTGCTTTAACTGCCCGTGGTGCATTAATTTATAAGGTTGGTGGGTCAAGTATCTGCGTATTAGACTTTGGTTCTAACAAAACTTCCACAACAACATTTACTGTTGAATTTCCCGCTGCTAGTAGTACTACCGCCATTATTAGGCTTGCATAAGGATTAAAAATGTTAAACGATAAAACACTTTCTACAGACCAAGTGGCGGCAGGATTAGTCATGGGTACGCACTCGGCTGAAAAAGCCGTAGCAACTGGGGTTTACAAGATTCAATGCCATGACGCACAGGGCAACTTGAAGTGGGAAGCTGAGTCTAAAAACCTTGTGGTCAACGTCGGTCTTCAAGACATGAACGCCAAGTACTTCACGGGCAGTGCTTATACAGCTACTTGGTTTCTTGGTCTCTACGGTGCTGGTGCAACTAACACGCCTGCCGCTGCCGATACCATGTCTTCCCATGCAGGGTGGACTGAAAACACGGGCTACAGCAACGCTACACGTCCTACCTGCACGTTTGGAACACCGACCACGGCTAACCCCTCGGTGGCTACAAACTCAGCCTCTCCTGCGTCATATACGATTAACGCTACTTCTACCGTAGGTGGTGCGTTCTTAACAAGCAACAACACTGTTGGTGGGTCAACAGGAACTTTATTTTCAGCGGCAGACTTTGGCGCACCCGGAGACCGTTCGGTAGTTAATAGTGATATTTTGACCGTGACTTACACACTTTCATTGGCGGGCTAATCATGTTTAAGAAAGGCGAAATCGTTAAGGTTAAAACCACTGTACCTTCAGGACCTATTCTGGCGCTACGGTTTAACCCCGATGGTGATGTTGAGTATCTGGTTGAGTGGACAGACGCTGATGGTAACGTGCAGCAACGATGGTTTCTTGAAAGTCAATTAGAGGCTTGATATGCCTGATGGCGGCTGGAGTTCTGGCACTTGGGGGCAAGCTGGATGGGGCATGTCAGTATATGACCGCCCTGTTAGTGAGACTTCAACTGCGACAGATTCAAACGCAAGTAATGTAACTTTTATCAGCGCAGTTAGTGAAACAGCAACCGCGACAGATAGTGTAAACAGCGCAGTAACGTTTGGGTCGAGCATAAGTGAAAGCTCTACAGCGACAGATAGCATTAGTAGCAAAGCAACATTTGTAACTGCGGTATCCGAAACAGCAACTGCGACAGATAGCATTAGTAGCAAAGCAACATTTGTAACTGCAGTCAGTGAATCAGTAACAGCTTTGGATGCCTTGAGCGCTGGGGTTAGCTTTGTAAGCTCTGTGAGCGAAACAATAACTGCAACAGACGGTTTTATTTCTCAGGTGTCTTTTGTTTCGGCAATCAGTGAAAGTTCTGCAGCAACAGATTTAAACGCAAGCAGTGTAACTTTTGGCGCACAAGTAGACGAGTCTATATCGGCTACAGATGATAATGCAGCATTGGTTAATTTTAGTGTATCGGTTAGTGAGTCAACGGTTGCTTCAGATGTTACAACCGCAAGCGCAAGTTTTATTAGTTCAATAAATGAAACTGTTGCTGCTACGGATCAGTTTTTAGCGGCGTATTTATGGAATGTAATTGACGATACCCAAAATGTTACTTGGAATGATATAAACAATAGTCAGTCTGATACTTGGTCAGACATAAATAACACACAGTCCACAAGCTGGACAGATGTTGTAACTTAAGGATTTACCATGCCTACAGCATACACCCCGATACTTCAATTAGCGCTTCCTGTCACAGGCGAACTTCAAGGCACATGGGGAACTGTAGTCAACGACAACATTACGTCGATGATTGAACAAGCCATTGCCGGTCTAGCTACAATTAGCACTTGGACAGCCGCTAGTCATACACTTACCACGGCTAACGGAACTACAGACGAAGCCCGTTGTGCAGTCCTTGAGTGCTCAGGCGCACCGGGCGCAGCCGCTACGGTTGTTTGCCCTGCGTTGTCTAAAGTCTACGTTATCAAGAACTCGGTAACAGGCGGTTACGCAGTTACGCTCAAGACCTCTGCTGGTACAGGGATTTCGGTTCCTAACGGCTCGACTGCGCTGTTGTACTGCGATGGCACAAACGTGGTGAGTGGTGCTACCTATATGGCAACGTTGTCTACTACACAGGTAGATATTCTGGCTCAAGGTGATTTGCGACTTCAAGACACCACAGGCGGCGAGTACGTTGCGCTCCAAGCACCCGCTACGATTGCTACTAGCTACACCCTTACCCTGCCTGTCGATGACGGCACAGCAGGTCAGGCGTTGATTACAGACGGCTCAGGTGTGTTGTCATGGTCTACGGCTGCGTCTGGCGATGTGTACGGTCCCGCCTCGGCTACTGATAACGCCGTTGCTCGCTTTGACTTAACGACTGGCAAACTGATCCAGAACTCTGTTGTCACGATTGATGACACGGGCAACGTGGCAGGCGTTGGTACGCTTAGTTCAGGTGCGATTACATCTT